TCCCTCACCACTACTTACGAATCCATCAAAGGATTACGTAAGTCGTTCAAAGACGCCGCGCATCGCGGCGATCTTGGAACGTTTCTCACAGCCAAGGATGGTACGTCCGAGGCGTGGGAACGCCCATTTCTTCCTGTCTACAGGAAGGTAATGGGTGAAGTAGGTCATAGGAAAACTTTCCTAATTGGCCTACTTTCACAAACTAGGGGGGCAGGGACGCCCCCCCCGCTTGTGCTTCTGAAGAGTAAAACAAAGTTCTTACGAACTGTCTCTTCAGAACCGGACAAGTACGTGCCTACACAGGCAGCACTTGTCCGAGCCTCACTGGAGAGCATACTTCAACGTATGCCCGGTGAGGCCTTCACGGGCCTCTCGACGAAAGCGAGAGTATCCGTGACCACTTCTGCATCTTGGGAAGAAACCAAGGCTGCAGGAGGCACCACCGAAGCGATATCAGCATTGATATCCTTCGGTGTCGCCGGCGTCAAGGTTCCAACATTGGACCTTGACACCGGAGTCGTCGTCAACTATCAAGGAATTGATACGTTGACGACCGGCGAGTACATCTTCTGGAGCTGTCTCCAGGAGGTACGTCGCACACCATTAGAAGAACTGCGATATGCGTTCTTGACTATGGTGAAGGAGCCTGGTAAAGGTCGTACCGTTACCAAGGCTCGCGCCTACTTAAAGGTCATCCTTGACCTTGTAAGTAGGATCTGTGCAATCCCCATGAAAAAGGGGATTGACAGCAGTTCATCCGGGATGTCAAAAGCGCATCACGGATGGAACCTCTTTCTTAACCTCATGTCTGAGGAAATGAAAGAGACAGTCTTCGAGCCGGAGTCAACTCCGGAACAGACTGAATACGGCAGTTATGTAGAAGTTTCTACTAACTACCGTAAGACCTACGCATCGTCAACTGACTTTGAGGAGGCCACCGATCAACTCTCGCATGATTTTGCGGAGTTGTCGGGAAATGCTGGGATGCTCAAATGTGGCATTCCAAGGATTCTCCGCCTTATTGTTCATAACACATGTTATAAACAAAGGCGTATCTTCTTCCTAGCCAGCGGACCGCTGGTTACAATAGGAAGAGAAGAACCGGACTACGGGAATTCCGTACGTTCGGTTCTGCTTCGAAAGGGGGTCTTAATGGGAGACCCCCTGACGAAAATCGTGCTCCACTTGGCAAACCTAGTGGTGCGCGATCTCTCCAACAATATTCGAGATCCGAATTTGTTGAAGAACGTGCTGACCAATCCGGAATCGTTTTGTTCAGCACTATCTACGGGAGTGGGAATTTATTCCCCTCCGCGTAAATCGGCACGGAAAGCTAAGAAATGATCTTGCTATCCGTGCCTAACCGTTCGGTGTACA